AATCCTCCTGCAACTCATCTTGTGTGTTTTTCTTTGCCATAACTTTTAACTTTTTATGTAATTTTTCATTGCCCTCATTCACGAGCCTATTCCAGTACCCACTCAACTTATTTCCACAAGTCGTACAAGGGTCGCTGTCGTCAAATAAGTAAGCATAAAAGGCGATGAAGGTATTCTTATCCTCCCCCACCGCCTTTTCGTACCCACCATTGAGTAATTCGTTTAAACTTTTTTCTGTAAAATTCATTACGCCGCCAGTTTTTTGTCAAACTTCTTCTTAGTAGTTGCGTAATCAGTTTCGAGCCACTTCAAAGCAACATTAGGCTCTTTCTGGTTTGCAGGCGTTGCGATTGTAAGTTTGAAAGCCCCACCATTGGTGCGACCCTCGCCCTCAGTAACCTCTAATCCTACAAAATAGCCTAATACATCAAAACTGCTAGCGCCCTTTACCTTGTGCTCAATCACAGCCACCAATTGCGCCCCGTTTACAAACTGGTCAATCTGTGCGTAATCATCAGCACTCTTGCCATACACTGTAATACCTATCGAGTGTTTGTAACCGTTGAAATCATCATCTGAAATCTCTGGTTTAATACTCTCTGATATGTGTGTTTCTTTGAAATTGTCAAAGAAATACCCAGTTTTGCCACTCTTCAGCACCAGCGTATTCATTTTGTTTTTGTCAGCCTCAATTGTAGTCGCTGCAAAGTCAATGTCGGCTCTATTGATGAGCAAAATACGCTTCTCAATACCCTTTACTTTGTCGTTACAATCAAAGGTCAAATCTTTACTTAGTGCATTAATACATTCTGCCATAATTCTCTTTTTTTAATTTATTAAATTTGTCAATTAGTAAATTTGCTAATCTACTAATTGACAAATTCGTTAATTACTAAATCGCCATAGCCCCAGTAGTGCCAATCACACGTTGGAAATCTGCACGATAAGAAGCTTTCAAATAAACCTTCTCAATGTCTCCACCTAAGTACTCAACACCTATATCTTTGAGCGCTCCCATACTGTCAATAGCAATTTGACACTCATTTTTATCGAGTAATAGCGCACGGTGAGGATTGTGCCACTTAGTTCCGTTGTCAAAGTTAGAGCGTATCATATCATCTAACCATTCAGAGGTAACCACAGGTACGCCTTCAAACTCTGATACCATATAACCTCCCTCAACCATTTTAAATGATTGCTCATTGCGAAACTCCTTGCGCATAAAACGTGTTAAGTTAGTTGCCAAACTCTGAGTAATCACAAATACGGGAGAAGCGCCTGACTTAAAACCTGCAATATCTTTCAATTGACAGAGAACTTTGTATGCTCTATCATCTGCAAGAGCGCGCTGCCCTGCATAATTTGATTGAGAGTTCTCATCAATAGTAATCTTTCTCTCAGGTGCAGATGTTACCATTGCCTCAAACTGGGAAAATAATCCATTGAGTACATTAAAATTAGTCTTGTCTAATCCCGTTTTAAGCACTTGTGTACCACTACCACTTCCTACTGTCGAATGGTTCTTGTCTGCGAAGAATACGAATCTGTTGAAGTCGTTCAAAATACCACCCTCGATTAGTGAAACCAAAAACGCTACATAATCTGAGTCGTCAATGTTAAAACGGTCTGCTCCTGTTTTAGCCACCCAAGCATCGAATGTTTTTTCCAATGTTGAATAACAATCTGAAACATTTACCTTTAAAGGAACTGGGTCAAACCAACCAGTACGCACTTGTGTATCAAGCGACTTAGAAGGCTTGCCGCACCCTTCGTCTAAGTGAGTTACATTCGATATTGGCGCATAATATCCAAACTCAGTGCCTTTCACAATACCCTCATGAATAGTAAAGATTTGTTGCAAAGGAAGTAACCCAAATTGTCCTTCTTCTAACAAGTCCTTAATTCTATTGATGTACTCCTTGTTTCTTTCAGCTTCTTTAAGAAACTCTTTAAATGCTGTATTTGCCATATTTTATTTCTCTTATAGTTAAAATTAATTGATACGACCCAAACGTTTACGAATTTTGTCCATATCCAAGCCGTCTCCACTCACATAAGACTCATTACTTGTTGCTCCTTTGTCGTCTGCTGAAAATCTACTTTGAGTTTTCTCAATGCGTTCAAACTTCTTCTGCAACTCATCCAACCTTTTAGAAATCATTTCAAAGCCCTCCAATACAGATTTAGCGAACTCATCATCAGCACCCTCGCCTTTGTCAGCATTACCGCCTTCATCCTTAGGAGATTCTTTTTCTTTAATCTCTTTGATAACGCCTCCCTCTACAACAAGGGTGCGTTCGTCCTTCAGCAAATAATCACCATCAGCAAGAGGCTTTTCAGCATCCTCACCTCCATCAGTCTTTTGCTTCACTTTATCCCCAACGGCAGGCTCGTCCGCCTCCGTCACCACGGTAATAATATCACCATTTGCCAATGTCAAATCTACATCAAACAGCGATTTACCAAATAATGCCACTAAGGCACGTGCAAAAACACCTTTTTTCATATTCTTTTTATTGTTTTTTCTACCTATGTAAGCCTCGTAACGGCTAAAGAAGTCCCCTAATATATTAGGGTCTTTTTCCAAAATATCGAATACTTCAGGGTTTTCATCTAAAAAATCAGTGAATTTTACCCCTAAATCGTCATTTTTTGAATGAAAAAGACTATCCGTTGCAGCAGGGTCGTCTACCAAATCCGACGAAATCCACTCAATCAACTCGTGCCCGTCAGCCTCTTTCTTTTCCCCGTCCTCTTCATACTCTTCAACTACGTAATTTGCTAAAATCACAATCGAATTACCAAACATCTCCGAGTTGCTTTTAGCCATTCGCATAATGTAATCATACATCGTAATGCCACGCCCCTCCACGTTCGTGTCCTTCGCAATCTCATCCAGATATAAGTCGCCAAAAAGTTTTTCGTCCTCTACCTTGAAATTCTTATATCTACCAATGTAAGAGCCTAAAGAGTTATTACACATCGTAGGGTGTCCAAAACGCGCCTTAATGTAACCACGATCATCTCCCTTTGCTTTTAACTCGTTTAAAAAACGCTCTGAAAAGTATGTACCATTCTTATTCAATCCCTTTTGTGCCAACACTACACCATATATAACACCCTTATCAGTGTCTATATTTTGCGTTACCGATTGATTATACTGAGGGTTTGCCCTAAATTGATACTTTTTCATTTTTTATTAGCTTATCATTCATTTGCAAAATTACCTCACAATTGTAGTATATCGTTGCTAATCTATATTAGCAATTACCTATGTAAGTAATACCTACTTTTGCAACGTGATACGTTCGCGGTCTTAAATAATTTGTTTCATCAAAAAAGCACGCCTTAAAAAGCGTGCTTAGTTCTGAGTTTTCATTTTTTTTGTTATATTTAAAGTTATTAGTAAAAAAACACGCTTTTTTAAGGCGTGTTTTTTTATTACCCAAGTTTTACCCCTAACTTTACTGAAAATCTCTATGTTAATAGTCTCAAAAGTTAGCAGGCTACTCCTGAATGCTTTTAGGTGGGGTGCTTTGGGACTTTTGGAAATTGAGTGTACCGACCTCTAATAATACCCCGTTATCGTCTTTGATAAATAAGGGGCGTTTAAAAGTGCTTTTCGTAGGCTCTATTAAGTCCCTTACATCTACATCAAGAACGTTTGCCAACTCAATAAGCACCTTTAATGAAGGATTACCAGTAATGCGAGCGTTTAATGCTTGGTAGGTAATACCTAACATATTAGCCAAATCGTTTAAAGCGATACCCTTTTCTTTTGCAATCTCTTTTATTCGTAACATAGCATTTAAATATTAGTTATTAGGGCGCAAAGATAGTAAAATAAAACTATACTTTTACATTAATCAAAAAAAATAAAAAAATAATTTGCAAAAAACTTGCATATATAAAATTATAGTTTTATCTTTGCGCCGTAAAAATAAAACAATAATTTTAAACACTATGAAAAAGCAAGTAACAAATAACGATTTTAGAAGCAAGGTATTTAAAGAAGCACACCGCCTTTATAATAATTTGCGCCCTATATACAGAACCTTTGCAAGTGCTTTAAAGGCTGCTTGGCAAAGTTACCGATTAAGACACCCTAAAAGAGGTAAAAAGATAGTAGCGAGCCCCGAACGTATCGAGCAAATAGCCCGTAACATTAATGCGTTCAATACTTGTTACGACTATATAGACGGGGGAAATACAGCGGGCTACACTTGGGGCTTTTGGAATGATTTAGATAATAAACTCCATACCATATTGAGTAGCCTACACAAGCGAAGCCTTAACAAAGTAATAGCCCTTTGCACACCAGCACAAGCACAATATTTTAACTTAGTATAATAACATTAAACACATTAATAGTATGAAAGCATTCTATGTAACTAATGTAGATAAGAAAAGAAAGACTATTACAACCTATGAATTAACAGATGAATTAGTTGAAAAAATTAAAGACCTTTTAAAAATATTCAAACCGAATCCAAATATAGAAGAATCATTAGGTTTTAAAAGATATCTAAGTTTTAGTAAATATAAAATGGTGTATTTATCAATTGTTTTTGAAAAAAATGGTCTTAGCCAAAAAGAGCTTAAACTATTTCTTGAAAATCTAAGTGAAAATGATTTTAAAGATTTCAAAAAAAGCATACCAAGTTTTAAAAACTTAAATCAAATTAAAGAATATCTAAAATAATACACAGACCTAAGCAAGTCTTTAAACTGCTTTCAAACTCAATTTAATAACCTTTAAAACATTATCAAAATGAAAGTAGAAACAAAGTACAACGCAAACCAAACAGTGTTTTTTATGCACGAAAATAAAATTAAGAGTGGTGAAATTGCAGTCATAGACATTCACTTAGTAGCTAATGATAATAGCATTAACACTACTTACAAAATCTTTAATTATCAGAATGATAGATTTAAAGAATGTGAAATTTTCAGCACCAAAGAAGAACTATTAGAATATTTAGCTAACAATTAAAAAAAGCACCTAATTAGGTGCTTTTTCTTTGTCCTTATAATACGCCTCCCAGTGTGCTAATAACCTTTCAGCGTGCTCTTTTGGCGTTACTTTTATGTACTTTAAAAAACTTGCCTCTGTTGTATGTCCTGTTATCTTCATTATCGAAAGTGTAGGAAAATTCATCAGATATAAATTAGTTGCAAATGAACGCCTACAAGTATGCGAACTTATCAATTGCCACTTTTTAAATACCCCGCGCTCCTTGCGCCTCGTTTTTGGGTTCATCAGAGTTCCCTCAACATCATTATTAAAACCTACAATTCTGCAAACCTCTTTGACAAACTTATTGAAGTATGAATTATTCAATGGTGTAGGCATTCCTCTTTTTCTTATCATATCCTTAATATGGTGATGAAGCGGTATTACTACCTTTGCCCCTGACGTGTTTCGCGTTTTTTGAGGCTCAACCTCGATAAACTTGCTATCAGGGTCAATAGATGGTAAATTCATAACATCAGAAACACGTAACCCCGTCCAAATTCCCAAAATCATTAAATCGCGGGCGTTCTCTAACCTCTTATCATTAGAAAAATCGAATGCAACCAGCCTTTCAATCTCATCTTCCGACAACACTACCGATATACTTTCCTCCTTTGTTTTTGTAAAATCGCCTAAATCATTAGCAATTGTGTATCCCTTTTCTTTTGCCTTTCTCAATAACACTTTGACCCCAGAAACGAGTTCGCCTATTGTATTAGACGAAAATTTCTTTTCATTCGCACAAAACGATACAAAAGCATCATTTAATTGAGAGTTGTACTCATCAATTCTAATTCGTTTATTAGAGTAATTTTCAAAATTAATCAAAGCATTCATCGATTGATTATAAACATAAACACGCGCTTTACTATATTCTTTTCCCGTGCTCTTATTAATAGCGCCTTTTATAGAGGAAAGAAAATCACTTATAAAATCGGTAAAATACTCAAAATCATTAGTTACCCTCTCAGGTTTAAATTTAGCATCAAAAGCGTTCTTTAATTTTTCTCTTGTTATCTTCTCACCATTCAATTTGTAATTATCAATGAGTGTAACAAGAAAGTCGTTGTACTGCATAATATGCGCGGCTATCTTTCGCAACCTTACACCGTCAGCACCCTTACGACTTTTTGGCATACGGGCGTTAAAGTCCCAGTCGTTAGGACTAATAACCTCACCAGTAGAGTATTTAAATATTTTTTTTTCGTCAGAGATGTAATACTGAATGATAATTATTGTATCTTTGTCGCCACGAGGCTCTTTGAGATAGAAAAACATAATCCTATAATTTTCTGCAAAGATACAAAAAGGGTAAGTACGGTGGTAAGTTTTATTTATATATTTTTTATTTTAAAAATAAAAAACATTAAAAAAACACTTATATACATTATTTTCTTTTATGTTTTTTGTTAAAGAAAACGAAAACGTATAAATCAGCTATTTTATAATCAAACAAATAAATCCCCATTATGAAACAAATTGTATCGCTCATTGCTCTATGTCTCGCCCCTCATCTTTGGGCTCAAACCCCTTTTGAAAACATTATCCAGAAATCAAGAAATACGTTTGACTCCTTAAAACTTGCTGAAGATAACCAGATGTATTATAAATTGGAGTTACTTAGATACTTGTTTGACAAAGAGAAAATTACCTCAGGAGAGTATGACCAAATGGCAAAGGAAATTCGCGAGGCTAACAAGCAACACATTCTGCTACATTACTATAACCAAGCCTTGCAATTGAACTCTGAACTACAGCAAAAAAACTCTCAAATCGCTATAGATACCGTTCCTAAAACAACTACTCTTGATAGCCTCATCACCGATGAGTTGAAAATGGCTTACGAAGAAGAAAGAAGAGAGCTTTATAAGAATAGAATGCGATATGGTGACAACGACCAAACACTACAACCTCGACCATATATGGCAATGGGCTTGCAAACGGCAATAGGCGACAATAATCAACTTAAACCTCATCTCCATACCGATTTAGGTTTGGGATTTATAGCACGCATCAGCAAAAAACAACGACTCTTCATTAGTGCAGGCTTGGTGTGGCAAAACAACCGATTTGAAATCAAAGGCGATAACTATTTTGTAACAGAAAATGAAACCTCGCGCTTAGTGCCTTATGGAAAACCCCTGAAAAGCTCAAAATTGCGTCTGCATTACCTTATCATCCCTATCGAATTGCAAAAGAAAATTAGAAGAGAAAGCCATATAGGAATAGGTTGTTATTTCGGCGGACTCATAGATGCTACTCAAAAAATTAAATATGAAGAAAATGATGAGGATTACAAACTCGTTCTTCGCAACAATCTAAAACCCAATAGAGCCACTTATGGGGTTTCTGCTCAAATAGGCTATGGAGGTTTGGCGATCTATGCCAAATATAGTTTAGCACCCCTCTTGCAGCATACCCCTACCGAGATACACCCTCTTTCAATAGGAGTGAGTTTTTATCTCAATTGATAAATTGAAAAAAAATCTAATCAAATTCCAACCTTTTTA